TAGAGAAGATAGCTCATATAGATGGCAGGCATAAAATAACTCGTTTAACTGCAGTAGAAAAAGATAATAATTAATGGAGCTTACTTCAGGAAAAGTATTAGGAAATAAAGAACTCATAAAAGCTATGAGGAAAATTCCTTATGCAGTTAAAAAAGATAAATTCTTTATGGCGGTATTTAGACAAGCAGCAAAGCCTATTATCGCGGCAGCAAGATCGCGAATAAATAATGATGAAGGAGATTTAAGAAGAAGTATAAAAGCTTTTAGCACTAGAGCCTCAAGAAGATTGCCTGCTTTATATGTAGGCCCAAAAGCAACTGGAGGATCAGCGCGAAAAAATGAGCAAAGAGGAGGAGGATATTATGGCGCTATGGTAGAGTATGGAACGGCTACTGCAGATCCTCATCCATTTATGCGCCCAGCTTGGGATCAAACACAGAATCAGGCTAAAGATATATTATTAAAGGGAGCGCAAGCTATAGTAGAAAAAGTATTACAAAGAGAGTTAAAAGGTAAAAAAAGACTTTATACATAATGCGAACAGGAGCAATTATATATCCTTTATTATCCGCCTATGGCGAGCTTACTGATTTAGTAGCAGCTGCGAAAATGTTTGCTTTAAGAGCAGAGCAGCCTACTACTGCTTCTTATTTAGTTTATAGAGAGATTAGCTCTATCCCATTAAATACTAAAGGAGCATCTATAGATACTGCAGCTGATCCTAGAATAAAGCAACGAAGTATTTTAGATACTAATAGAGTGCAAATTTCTTGTTTTGCTAAAACTTATTTAGAAGTAGAAAATATAGCTGTAAAAGTAAGAGAAGCGCTAGATAGAGAATGGGGTACAGTAAATACTCCTTACAATGAAGATATAAGCGTAGATTCAATAGTATTTGAAGGAGCAGTAGATGATTATGATGATTCTGCAGGAGATAGCGGATTTTATGTAAAACATTTAGATTTTGTTATAAGAGTAACTCGGCTATATATTTCTAATACTTGGACTAATAATTATTCTTTAGCTTTTGATGGAGTAGATGATTATATGACTTTCGGAGATAATGATTTATGGAGTATAAATGGATCAGGAGGAAATAGAGGATTTAGCATTTCTATTTGGGCTAAATTACCAGAGGTAGATACTTCTTGGCTGATAACTAAAAATGGTCATTTTAGCGCAGGAGCTTATCATTACGAATGGGAATTACTAGTTAGATTTAATGGAGAAATAAGATTCAAAATGTTTTTTAATGATAGCGCAAGCGATTATATACAATTTGATAGCGTAGATACATTAAGGGCTGATACTTGGTATCATATTGTTATAACTTATGATCTATCGCAAGCAGCAACAGGGCTAAATATGTATATAGATAAGGAAGTAAAAAATACAACAAATGCAGAGGCTACTGTTTCTTTAACTGGATCGTGGGGAGCAGTTAGCAATACGCCTAATCCGATGCAACTTGCAAAAACTAGCGGAACAGATTATGCTAATATATTATTAGATGAATACTCAATTTGGGATGAGGTACTAACTGCAGCTGATGTAGAGGATTTATATAATGGCGGAGCAACAGGAGATCCTAATAGATATCCTGTTTCATCTAATTATTTGGTGGGATATTGGAGGTGCGGCGATGGAGCTACTTATCCTACTATCCCTGATGCATCCCCTCAATATAGTAATGAAGGCACTATGACAAATATGTCAGCCGATGATATTAATACAGATGTACCTACATAAAAAATATGAATAGAAGATACTGCATAATAAGAATAGAAGATATTAATAATATCAATTTTGAGGAAGTGCTAGAAAATAGAAATACTGTTCGCTATAATATAGCAGATACAGAGTTTATAGTAAAATATTCAGGAGAAAAGCCTGCAGATTTAAGTAGTTATGTAGATTATTCTCATTCGGAAATACTAGAGATAATTAATAATCCCAGCAACGGCTGGATAAAAGACTAAAAAATGCCAACAATAACAACAATCAAAGAATACACTAGAGGAGAAAAAACTTTTCCTGTAGGTACGAAAATTAATGTAACTTGGGATTTCGCTGCAGAATTAGCGGAAGCTGGAATATGCGAGCCTGTAACAGTTGCTAAAAAAAGTAAAAAGAAAACTAAAAAAATAAAAGAAGATGGCGAGCTTAACTAGTCAGCAAATAACAGAATCAGGAATAGTACCTACTACTACTTCTTTAGGCGAAACTAATACTTTTACCAATACAGGTAAGGAATTTATATATTATACAAATTCTAGCGGAGATAGTAAAACTATTACAGTTACTACTCAAGTTACCTCTATAGATAGCCCTATTTATGGAGATACTACAAAAGCAAATGCTACTCAAGTAGTAGCTGATGGAGAAACGGCCTACATAGGCCCATTTGCCGTAGAAGCTTATAATGACACAGATCAAGAGGTAACTTTTGCGATTACTCCCTATGATGGAGGATCTCCTGATTCTGCAGCAATATTATATCTATAATGAGTACAGTACAAGGAGTATATAATGGAAGCGATGTGTTATTATATTTGGATTCAGAAATAGTAGTACATTCTACTGATACTAGTTTTAAAATAGGCCATAAGCTTAAAGATACTACTGCTAGAGAAACAAACGGCTGGAAAACATCAGTACAATCTACTCGCGATTGGGAGGTATCGGTAGAAGGCGCAGTAGCTTTTAGAACTACAGGAGGAACATTATATTCTAATGAGCCTAACTATATAAATGTAACAGAAATTATTAATAATCATATAATAAATAGAAATACGGTGCTGGCTACTATAGTACCTCCAGGAATAGGAGTGAACAATTTACAGTTTATGGGATATACTTACATTACAAGTGTAAGCGTAGAAGCTGCTAATGAAGATACTGCTACTTATAGTATCACTTTATCAGGGCTTAATCATTCTATATTTGGAACAACAGGAACAGGATCATAAAAAATAAAAGGAAATTGAATAGAAAAAACTAAATTAATTAATTAAAAAAACACAAAAAAAATGGCGACAAATGGCGTAATCAACGGAACAAAGTTTGGAGTTTATGCAGCTGGCACTAAAATTGGCTACGCTACATCAGCTTCAATATCAATGAATCATAATTTAAGAGATACTTCTACTAAAGATTCTTCAGGATGGAGAGATCAAATGGAAGGACAAAGAGACTGGGAAGTATCGGTAGAAGGAATGGTAATATTTGTAGATAATTCAGGAGGTGCAATCTCTGATAAAACTATGGATGAGTTATATTCTTCTTACATAGCTAGTAGAACTGCATTTACTATAATGTTCAGTACCGAAGTAAGTGGAGATATCAAATGGAGTGGAGAGGCTTATATGACTTCTTTATCTGCAGATACTCCTAATGAAGATAGCTCTACTTGGAGTGGATCTTTTTCAGGAACTGGAGCTTTAACACAAGCTACAGTATAATCAACTAGAGGGAATCCTAGCTGCCTTTTTATTTCTTAAAGGGGTGGCTAGGATGAACTCTTTATTTTAATAACCTTTAAGAATAAAAAAATGACATACGAAATAATAGAGTTAGGAGGAAAAAAATATCCTATATTTTTTGGCTTTAATGGCTTGAGAAAATATTGCGGATTAACAGGAACTAGTTTAAATAAGCTAATGAATCTAGGGCAAAATATGACTTTAGATGAAGCATTAAAATTAGTTTTAGTAGGGATAGAAGAAGGCTGCAGAAAGTCAGGAGAAGAATTTAATCTAACTATAGATGAGTTAGGAGATACACTAGATACTGATATGAGCGGACTTACTAGAGCGATGGAGATTTTCGGAGAGCAGATGGGCCAAAATATAAAAGCTCCAGGCGGAAAAAAAAAGGCAAAGGCAAAGCTCAAGAGCTAACTTTTGATAGTGTAGAGCAAATAGCTTTTGGAGAATTAAATATGACACTAGAAGAATTATATAATATGAATCCTCGCAACTTTCTTAATGCTCAATTAGGAGCAGGAAGGTTGTATGAGCAAAAGCAGCAAGCCGACTGGGAGCGCGCAAGATGGATGGCTTGTGTTATAATTAATCCTCATCTAAAACGGCCTATTTCTCCTAATAAAATTACTGTATTTAGCTGGGAAAAGTCACGCAATAAGAATCGTACCAAAGCAGACATACAGAAAATTATACAAGAATCTCAATATCAAGATAAAATAGAAGAATTAAATAATAAGAAAAATGCCTAAAAAAGCTCTAGCCTCCTTAAATGTAGTTATTAATGCAGTTACTTCTCCTTTATTTAGAGGATTAAATAAAGCCTCTAAAAGACTGGTAGCCTTTGGAGGAAAAATGCAAGCAGTAGGAAGATCTATTTCTATGAGCTTTAGTTTACCTTTTGCCGCAGTTGGAGTAGCAGGAGCAAAAATGGCTATTGACTTTGAGAAGAATATGACTAAAATTAAAACTTTAGTTGGTATTTCAGGAAAAGAAGTAAACGAATTTTCTAAACAAGTAATGGGCTTATCAGGAGCTACGGCTCAAGCTCCAGCTGAATTAGCTGAAGGATTATTCTTTTTAACTTCTGCAGGATTAAGAGGAGCTAATGCTATGGAAACTTTAGAGAGTGTATCTAAAGGAGTAGCAATAGGATTAGGCGAACAAGCGGATTTAGCTAAAGTAGCTGCAGCGGCTCAAAATGCTTATGGATCAGATACGATATCTGCAGCAAAAGCCCTAGATATTTTCGGAGGAGCAGTAAGAGAGGGGATGTTTGAGGCTTCAGATTTAGCTGAAGTATTAGGAACTCAATTAGGAATGGCTGCAGAGCTAGGAATTTCTTTTGAAGAAGTAAATGCTTTTATAGCAACTTACACTAAAACGACTGGCGATGCAAAAGCCGCGACAACTAGTTTTGGCGGTATTATGATGGCGCTAGCAAAGATTACTCCTAAACAAGCGCGAGCTTTAGATGAGATAGGTATGTCGGCTGATAGCTTACAAATTATGCTAGGCGAGGAAGGATTGCGAGCTACATTAATGCATCTACAATCTGAATTTGAAGCTCAAGGAGTGCCTATGTCCGAATTTTTCAGTAAGGCTCAAGCTCTAAAGGGGGTATTTGGTGTATTAGGAGAGCAAACTGAAACTTATGGGAATGTATTAGAGGGAATGAGTGGCTCTATTGGAATGGTAGATAAAGGCTTTAATGATTTAGAGCAGACTACAGGCTTTAAAATGCAGAGCGCTTTTAATAATCTAAAAAATGCTACTCAAGAGCTAGGAGTCATAATGATGCCTATATTTACTCAAATAGTAGAGGGAGCAGTAAAAATAGCTAGAGGATTTACTTCTTTAGATACAGGCACAAAACAAATAATCCTAGCTGCAGGAACTTTAGTTGCTTTTAGTGGCCCTTTAATGACAATGAGTGGAGCAGTAGTAAAAGCTTTAGGAATGATGACAGGCCCTGTAGGAGTAGTAATAGCAGCTATAGGACTTCTCTTTGCTTTAATCTATGATAACTGGGAAGAAGTGCGCCCTATCTTTGTAAAGTTTATTAATTACTGGATAGATTTATATAATGAATCAGAAGCTTTTAGAATAGTAGTAAACGCAATCGGAGTGGCGTTTAAGGGAGTATGGGCTACAATAAAATTGTTATTTAAAGGAACGCTGCAGCAAATAGATAATTTTATTAACTATGCAGCGCCTACTTTTGATGGGCTAGGGAAAATTATTGCAGGAGCGTTTAGTTTAGATCCTGATTTAATAGCTGAAGGATGGAGTCAGATGATAGACAATGGCCATTCTATGTTGCGAGAAGGAATGTCGGAACTTGAGGATGAATGGTCTGACACTATGAATGATGCCTTTGCAACAATGCACGCCAATGTTAAGACTAAAGACAAAATAGAACTTGTTACAGAGGAGCAAGTAGATCAGGCTATCGCTGATTTAGAAGGATATTTAAGCGAAAAGGCAAAAGGAGTAAGAGATAAGATAAAAGAGCTGATGGGTGGTGGCACTTTTCTGGCAACTACTGAAAGCGAAGGGGAAGTAAGTGGAGGAGTCGCTGCAGGAGGAGGAGGAGGAGCAACAGGAGATCCTACAGAAGGACTTAAAGCAAGCTGGGAGGATTTTTTCAGCTGGGGAGATTCCGCTATGGGAAATTGGGTTGATGATATAGGTAATAAGTTTCAGGACATACAAGCTATAGCAGGAGAGGTTATAAATGGTATTTCAGCTTTATGGAGCGCCCAGCACGAAAAGGCAATGACAGAATTAAATAATGAGTTTACTGTAAGATATGATACGCTAGAGGCTACAAAAGCAAACGAAAAAGCGGCTATTGAAAATTCTTTAATGACAGAGGAGCAAAAGAAAAGCTCAATGATCGCTTTAGAAAAAAAATACAATGATGATAAAAAGAAGCTAGATAAGGAAATGGAGGCTAAAGAGAAGGAAATTCTAAAAAGGCAAGCAAAAAGGCAAAAGATGCTGAATATAGTTGCTGCTATAATGAACACGGCTCAAGGAATTACTGCCGCTTTAGCTTTAGGCCCTGTAGGAATCCCTCTATCTATCATCATAGCGGCTTTAGGAGCAGCCCAAATAGCTACTATAGCATCTACTCCGCTACCTTTAGCCGAAGGAGGATTAGCTTATGGGCCTACTAATGCTATAGTAGGAGATAATCCAGGAGCAGCAAATGATCCTGAAGTAATAGCTCCTCTATCTAAATTAAAACAGATGCTCCATAGAGAAATGAATTTAGAAGTAAATGTAGGCGGAATGTTAAAAGGAAATGATATTTATTTGTCTAATGAGGAAACGGCAGATCAGAGGCCTAGATATGTATAATGGCTTATACTAATACATACAATTTTGAGTTTATGTCAAATGCTGGCCTCGCATATAGGCTAGAGTTTTGGGATCAAGGAACTGGCGCTACATCTTATAACGCTATAGAGGGCAGATTAGGCCCTAATGCAGCTGCTTTAAATTATTCTTCTTCAGGAAAGGAAATGTTTGCTCCTATAAAGGCAGGAACTTTAGACATTGAATTTATGGTTACTGATACGGTGGATGCCTCCTATGTAAATAAATTACGACATAACAGGAAGGAGAGGGATGTATATGTCTATTTATATCTTACTGGATCTTCGCATATGAGCGGAAGCGTACCTGCACAGATTAGGCCGCTATTTGCAGGGTATTTATTAATGGATTTAGCAGATGATAAGGATGTATCATTGCCTTTTATACAAAAATTAAAGGCGGTAGATGGATTAGCTGCTTTAAAGTATTATGATTTTGTACCTCCTTCTACTTCTCAAAGCTCGGATCATTTATACGAGAAGCACGAAACATTCATCCCTGATGCTTCTAATTCAGGAGGGGTTTATCCTGAATATAGAACTATCCTAAACTGGCTTCAGTATGTATTATATTATACAGGATATGCTACTACTGCCAAAGGGAGTGGGAGTGAGTCAAGAATATATACTGCTTGCAACTGGTTTAATGCAAATATGGCCAACTTAAATGGAGATCCCTTAAACTGGAGTAGAGGAAGGGCTTATGGCTTTTATGAGGCGCAAGGAGAAACAGGCGCTATTTTGTATAAGCCAATGACTTGTTATGAGGTTTTAGCAGGAATATGCAAGAGCTTTGGTTTAAGGTGTGTAATGTATAGAAATACTTTTTATTTTATAAGTTTAAGTAATTATACTACCAATAATACAGGAACTTTAGCGAATCCTGTAAACATAAATTATTTTTCCTATGAAATGGATGTTACTAATACGACTAGCACAGGAAATGGAACTAAATTAGATTACTACTGGGGAAGATATTATGTACCTGTAACTAATGCTCCTGGCAGTATGTCTGTCAATAGAAAACTAGCTACTACTGTATTTGGATTGCTTCCTCCGCTTAAAAAAGTAAAGGTAAGATATTTTAATATCTCTGATTATAATTATTTTACTGCCTTCCCTTTATTTCCTCTTAATGGAGCGCTAGGGAGCTGCCCTAGTCAAGGATATGAAGATTACGGCCCTTTAGGCATTTTTGAATTTGATGGAGTAAATGATAGAACTTTTTATCAAGAAGTATGGCTAGACTGGATTAATAATTCAGGCAATTCTGTAGTAGTAGGAACGGCTTTTACATTACAAGCGCGATTAGTTGGCTCTAGTGGAGCTTGGTTGCAGTATGGCCTAAATGGAGGAATTAACATCCAATGGTTTACAATGGGTAGTGCCTCCTATTATGTAGGAACAGAATTTTATAATGCCTTTACGCTACCTGAAGGAGCTAGCTCCATTGATATTGTAGAGGGAATTAATTTTATGCCTTTTCTCCGCTATGTAACTTTTCCTACTTCGGCTTTTCCTGCAGGCCAATATGAAGTAAGATATAAAATAGCCGCGACTTGGTTTTGCCCTGATATGACCTATATAGATGGGCACGGCGCGGTAATTAATCCTCTTAATCCGAATCCTACTCAATATCAAGGAATGACTCCAGCTGACAATGATGTAACTTATGGGAATACTAGTATTACTGCAGGAATGGGTACTAGTATTTTTGCCGAAATACAATCAGGAGCAATCGGATCTAACTCTATAGAAACTCAAATAGCACAATCAGGCGATGATACGGCTACGCTGGAGGTTAAGCCTATTCTTTTTGGCGATGGAGGAGCAGGAGGATTAGAGGTATATGATGGCGCAAATTGGGTTAATTCAGGATTTGTAGGATATTGGGGTATTGATACTTTGTCAGGCACGGCATCTTTAGCAGAAACTTTAGCAAGAGAAATTCTAAAAAGACAACTAAAAAATGTAAGGAAGGCTAGTATGAAGATTAATATGAATGTAGATTATACTGATACAGATGGCTCGGGAAGTCGGCCAATGTTTCCTATGCCTATAAGTAGATTCTTTACTCCTTCTCACTCTACTAGCGGTACTACATCTGGCTTATGGATAATGAATACTGGAAGATTTAATTTTGTGTCTGATGTATGGGATTTGAAGCTCTATGAATTTGAAACTTTTGCTTTAACTGGGCTAACTACTACTACTACTGATACTTATGGAGGAAATTCAGGAAATACAGGCCATCCTGGCGAATCTCCTACTCCTGGAGGATCTATGGCTAAAGTAGGAAGCTTTAATAATCCTACAGAATATATAGAGAAACATCAACAAAGGATGACTTCTAGGCCTATAGCACTAATTAGCGCGGATTCCCTTATTGATGATACTACCACTACTAGTCAAACAATTACTTCGCTTTCAGTTAGAAATATGCCTACTGCTTTATTAAAAGATGGAGATACTATTGAATTACGTTCTGCCTCACTAGGGCCAGTTTCAGAAGATAATAATTTTGGTACGCTAGATTATGGTAAAATTACTTTTACAGTAGCTGCCGATCAGCTAGCAGATGCAACTTCTATTAGTGTAGATAGTAAAACTATTTATAAGAATATTTATAAACTGGATGAAATACATATAAGTACTACTGATTTGCTAATGCAATATCAACATAAAACTAAAGGAACTATAGGAGGAATGGATGTTACGGCAGACAGTATAGATGGCGCGCTAGAAGTAGGTAGGAATCAGATATTCTTTAGAGTAGAAGGACAGAATTTAAGCGAGGGCAATTACTATGTATTAAATGGAGAAGATAATAATAAGAGCGGTAGATTTTCTCCTACCAATACTAATGCTCCTAGCTCTATAGGTACTCAAAAGGGATTTAAAGCGATGAAGCTTGTTGCAGATCAGAATTTTACTTTAGAATCAGGAACTTTTATAGGATCAGGGAGTATAGGATGGGATATAAACTTAATTCTTTATAAGACTACTCCTGTAGATGGTAGCTCCTCTACTACGGCAATGACTAAACTAGGGGAATATACTATTGAGCTAGGAGGAGATTCAATAACTCAAGTAGATGTCTTATCAATAGATTCTAGTAGTATAAATAGAGGAGATATTATTGTACCTCATTTATATGCCGAATCTCCAGGAGAAGATCCTACTTTTGATTTTAGAGGTGGTTTAGTATTTACACTTATAAGAAGATAATAATAAAAAATGAAGATAAAAATGATTAATGAAATAATAGGAAAGTTTTGCCCTACTACAGTATTTTTAAATATAGGAGCAATCGGAATGAGTTTAACAGAGGTAGAGATAGGATTAAAGCTGGTTTCCTATTCAGTAGCTATAGTATGGACTTCATTAAAAATTATGAATGAGTACAAAAGTTGGAAGAAAAAAAAATAGATTTGGAAATTAATCTAAAGTATTTCAAGATGGAGGAATTTAATCAGCCAGGCCTTCCTGAATCTTGGCGAAAAATGGATATTAATTTGCTAATGTTAGTAGATAAAATGCGACATAGAGCAGCAATCCCATTCAATATAACTTCAGCATATAGGAGTCAAGAATATAATGATAAATTAAAAAACTCCTCAAAAAATTCAGCTCATATAAAAGGAAAAGCGTTAGATATTGCAGCTACAGATAGTAGAAGTAGATATCTAATAATAGAAGCAGCTATATATTATGGAATACAAAGAATAGGAATAGCAGATTCTTTTATTCATATAGATATAGATGATATAGAAAAGCCAGCTAAAGTAGCTTGGCTATATTAATTAACTTTAAAACAATAAATAAAATGAAAAAAACAATTTTAGCTATGATGATTACATTATTCGCTTTTAGTGCTTCCGCACAAATAAGCGTTATTACTAATGTACAAGAGCCAGCAGAAGATGTAAGCTGGGGAATAGATAATTTTACTAATAATATAGGAGTAGGCTATCAAATATCAGATGATATTATGGTAGGAGTACAATCAAATGGAGATGATTATGATTTAATAGGTAGGTATAATCTATCTAATGACTTGTATTTATCAGTACAAATGCCTACAGAAAACTCTACAGATAATATTACTTATGGAGTAGGGATGTCTGTAAATATTTGGGATAACTTCTATGTAGAGCCTAACTATACTCGTAAAGATGAGGAGGGATCTTTTAATGTAGGATTATCATATAAACTTTAATATTAACTAAAAAATAAACAGAAAATGAAAGATTTTTTAAGCAAATATATAATCGGCAAAATGATTAAGAGCCGTAAATTTTGGTACACAGTAATAGGGGTACTTACAACACTTTTAAGCGATACGTTCAATTTGAATCCTGAAGAAGTACAAAACATCCTAATTTCTATAGGAGCGCTTGTACTTGGTCAAGGATTTGCAGATATGAATACTAAAAAGAAGTAATGAAGCAATTTAGGCCTAGATTATCAGAAAAAGAGAACAGGCTTATAGAGGACTTCAGAAATAGTAAAAACATAGGTATAATTGGAGATACTCATTGCCCATTTAATTTGCAAGAAACAGATGAGCATTTGAGTTATCTCCAATTTTGCTATGAAACATTTAATAAGTTTGGATGTACTGAAATTTTGCATATAGGCGATGAGGTGGATAATTGCGCAATCTCGTTTCATCAGAAAGAAACTGATTCCTTAAATGCAGAATCCGAAGCAGAGAAAGCACAGGCTGAAATGAATAAATTTTATGCTGCTTTTGATGAGGTTAAAGTATGCGTAGGCAATCATTCGGCTTTGCCTTTTAGGCAGGCTACTGCAGCTGGAATCCCTAAAAGATTTATGAAAACTTATGAGGAGATTTGGGAAGCTCCTAAAGGCTGGAAATGGGAGTTACAATGGGAAGTACAAGGAGTATTATTTGAACACGGCACAGGAAGCTCTGGCCCTAATGCAGCAAAGAATAGAGCTATCGCCAATAGACAATCTACAGTCATAGGACATTGCCATTCTTTTGGAGGAGTTAATTATATGGCCTCAAGATCAGATATTATTTATGGGATGAATGTTGGATGCGGTATTGATAATTCTGCTTATTCCTTTCGTTATGGTAAACAATTTCCTAAAAAGCCTACTATCGGATGCGGAGTAGTATTAGATGGCGGTAGGGTAGCTTTATTTATTCCTATGGATTTAGGCTCTAAAATTACTAGAAGATAATATATAACAGAAAGCCCTACTAAACTAGTAAGGCCTCCTGAAACAAGGAAAACAAGCTTTTCAGCTTGAAATTGAACTGAATTACAAACATACTGTTTTTTATCTAGTTACATTGTAACTTTGTTACATTATTAACATCTATATTGTTGATAACTTATACTAATTAACATTTAAAACTTTTATTTTGTTTATATATTTGTACTATTATTAATCAAAACAATAAGGAAAATGAAATTGAGCTACAATAACTGGATGAGGTATATACATAGTACCTTAACTAAAAATGACAATCCTAAAGAAGAAAGTAAATTTGGAGAAGTAGGAGCTAGAACTTCTAAACAAATTCAAGAAGAAATAGAATACCTACAAGAATTAGATAAACAGATTTCTAATAGAGTCAGAGCTTCTTATAGTATTAAATGAAAACAAAAGAAATAGTATTTAATTTAATAGAGGAGAAGCCCTCATTAAGAGATAATGACAATAGACTTTGTACTCATATTTGGTTTAGAGAATTACAGGCTATGGGATTAGATCCTTATAATATACCTACTACAGAATTTTTAAAGCTTTATGCTAAAAATAAAATAACTTTAGCTCCTTCTATTAAAAGAGCTAGAGCTAAAATACAAGAAGAAACTCCTGAAATGAGAGGAGAAAAATATTTTATAAGGAAGGGAGTAGCTCAAGAAAAATGGAGAGAAAAATTAGGATATCCGAATGGCTGATTTACTCTGTGAATCTTGGATATTAGATGATACTACTTCGGAAGGAATAGTAAGTATA